TATATTCGAAGTAAGCAGGGTCCCAACCTAAACTGTTAGATATACCTAAGTAAGTTCTTCTTACGTTGTCTCCCGGGCTAATCAACGCATTGTCGTTACCTGATGATAAACCAAATGGCGGATTGTAGATTACTTCACCAGGGAAGTCGTATTTACCTTTGATTATTGGGAAAGGAGAATTAGCACCTGCGTAGTTTCTGAAGTTAAATCCGTTGAATCCACAAGGTAATGCATCAATCGGAGCATCTTCACTCATTTCAACCATTACATATCTTGAGTTCAAAGCGTATTCACCATCTAATGTACCGATCTTATTGGCAACGAAGTTGTTTTCAGTTGGGTTCATTGTACAGTTTGTGAATTTCTCAAGAACAACTGGATTTGCATCTGTGTCAAAATAATCACGGATCAATACATCAAACGTTAAGTTGTTATATGTTTGATTAACGATTGAGATTTTGATTAATGTATTAGCAGCATCACCATCAGATACCGTATAGAATCTAAATAAGTCATAAACTTTGTTACCTCTTAATTCAGATACTACATAAGGTGACGTTGGTGTTTGCCATTTGTCTAAGTACCATCCGATTGAGTCAGGGTCACCACTTTGTGCTGAGTCTAATGCAATTAAGTTAGGATTTAAACCTTTAATGTAACCTTTTCTCCAAGAGTAATTTAAGAAGGATTGGAATACTTCTTCCGCAAATACAGGAACTTCAATTCTTGGTTTTTGGAAGTTAGTGATACCAAATACTTTAGTGAAATACTCAGGATCATTTTGAGTAAGGGATGTTTCAAACTTAAATGACGTACCAAACTTATCAACAACATTCACTCCGAATGTTAAGTATGGGTTTTTAAGTACACCAACATACTGACCTGTCATATCTAACGTCACATCAGATGTACCTGTTACTGAATAAGTAGGGTTAACATCAGTTGTGTAAGTTGAGATACCTCTTGATCTTAATGTACCAACAACAACATTATCGTAATCAACATAAGATGTACCTGTATAGTAGTAGATCTTACCAACAATAGTACCTGAATAACAATCAATGTTTACAGGTGTTGGTGTAGGTGTAGGTGATGTGAAAGGTGAAGGAGTAATACAAGGGTTAACAAACGACGGAGTCGGTGTTGGTGATGCAGTAACTCCCGGTGTTGGTGTTGGGTTAGGGAAATAAGCCGTTAAATTCGATACATACGTGAAGAATGAGAAACCTGAATAATTCGTATTACCATTATTGTTAAATAATGCATAATACCAAGAGTCATTAAACGCTGAATTTAAATTAGTATCGTTAAATGAAACTGAAGGTACCTCAAATACGTTAGTTTCAGCACTAAATCCTGAACCACTTAATACATCATAATCGTCAGTTGCGATTGAACCGAAGTATGCAATTTGTTCGTCCTCAGCAGTATAAGGATTTGAACTTGTAATTACGTTATATACTAAGTTTTGGATTTGAGTATTCAGTGTTGACGTATCTCCATTAAACTCCTCATATTGACTTAATAATAATTCCTCAATTTCTGGTGGGAATGATGTTTGATAGCTAACCGTTGTTGAGCTGTTTGTACATCCTGTGAAATCAACACTGAATGATAATTCTTTTGGTGTAACACAAGTTGTCACACAAGTGGTAAAGTCAGTTACTGAACTTAAACACCACACATCAATCGTACTTGGGTTAACATTTGCTACGGTTGTGATAGACCAAGATGGTCCAGCGTCGTAACCTGATAAACCAAGAATTCTAGTTACAAACAATTGGTTAGATTGTTGTAAATATGCCTTTGCGATATAAGCAGCTTCGTACTTTGGAATCTGTGTGTTAACAAATTTCTCAGGGGATGTCCCACCAAATATGGTTTGGAAATCATCGAAACTTGTAACAAAGATCGGTTCAAAAGCTGGTCCTATCAAAGTTTCTCCAGCAATACCCAAAGTAGTAACCCCAACACTTTGTGCTACAAAGCTCAAGTCAACCTCTGAAGTATAGACACCTGGTGAAACAAAAACCTTACTGTTTGTTGCCATACTAAAAAATTTCTTTTATTTATTTATTTTCCTATAAATACTTCTCAAAACACGAAAAACTTTACATTATAGAAAGTATTTATATTTTGGTAAGATTTTATTCTGCCTTAATTCTGCCCCTATGTCTAAAGATAATAAGAAGATAAAAAACCTTAAGATTGACGTGAATGTTCACGAGGTCTTAAAGAAGTATTGCGACAAACGCGGTATTAAAATGTATAGGTTTTTGGAAAACTTAATTATGGAAAAATGTCAAGAGAAGAAAGACATATATGGGGAACATTAAATCAATTTCTGAGAGAACGATAAAGTAGATTCCCCATCAACCGATTTAATAATATCAATTCTTAAATTGTCATCAGTATTGATTTGTATTTCATTAACATCATCACCATAATAGTTGTCATTAATGTATACAGAATAAGACTCAATATTGTCTGATTGATCAAAGTATAAATTACAAGTATAACTAAAGAAATATTCTTGAGTTTCATTACCTATTGGGTATGTAAATTGAATGGTCTCAAGTTGTACGGGTTCTTGTCTTTTTTGTGGTCTTTTAACAGGTCGTTGATCAACTTCATACATTTGGAATGTTCTTGAAATTGCGGGTGTTACCTCAAACTCATTTTCATCCATTAAGAATCCCATCATGGTAAACTCATATTTTTGGATATAATATTTTCTCTTCTCTAAATCCATAGATGACTCGTCAGAGAATCCATCATTTATAATTGGAATGTAATGACCTTTTATAACTTGATAAGCTTGTCTTGATGCAAACGTTTCCATAACTCTTTGGTTAAGGGTATTTGCCTCCCTCATTCTATTACAGATAATAGCAACTGTAAATTTAATATCAATAGGAACCGGCTGAGGTATTTTGTATATATCGGCACCAACTCTATTACCATCCCAAGTCGGAACTTCCATATAATAATACATTCTCCTGTTTGGTATATTGTACATAACCGCAGGATTGTTTCCGTATTTAACTTCAGGATTTCTGATTACCGTAATAAATGGGGGCTCAACATTCTTATCAATATTTTGAAAATCCCAAGTCTCAACAAACTGAGACCAGTTTTGACTTGTTACCAAAATGTCAACTACAGGAATGGTCTTACCTTCAGATGTAATGTTAAACTTCTCCTTAACAAAATCTAAAAACCCACGATCCAAATCTGCATGTAATAATGATTTAGGAAGGTAAGTTCCATCCTTTGTAATCATATCCTTTATTTGTTCCCTTCTTGGTAAAAGAGTTTTGGGGTATGTTAAAGGTAATGTTGGTTTAACTTGTTTTGGTAATGCCATTATAATCCTCTAAATTCATTTGGTCCAACAGGAGCCGCGATTATTGTCTTATAGAAAGGTTTGTATCCTTTGTAAGTATGTTTCAAATCCGACACCACACGACCATCATTAACGACCGTATAATATCTTACAAAGTTCTCACTATCGTAATATCCTATGTAATCACCGAAATCAATATCAACACCCAAGTCATCCAATGTTTTCATATAAACTGAAATTGTGATATTACCTGGTTCTAACTGATCTATTCTTGTTGTCCCCAACATTTTATTCTCAGGTGCTGCGATTCCAACATAAGCATTGAACTCAACAGGTGGTAAATATTTGATGCCGTCTTGGACCGCTTCACCGTAAACATCATCGGTTTTTATTTTGTTTTTGTCTACTCGGTATAGCACACAAGTGAAGTTCATGTCCCCAACTAACCATTCTTGACCCATCCCAACCTCAAGGTTAAAATCGTTCTCACCAAAAAATTTACCTAATCTACTAATAGGAACACTACCATTCATATTGACGTTTTCTTGATAAATATTCTTTTTATTGTTATTTTTAATAAAAAGACATTTTGGATAATACTAAATCACTTATTGAACATAAGGCTTTGGATCTGCTTGAGACGTATAGCGGTGCAAATAACTATATCCTATATCTAAAACATAAGAAAGAAGTTTCAAGTAAATTCTTTCCTACAAGAAGTCAGTCAGAATATATCACAACATATTATAATACTACACCTAAAGTTGCTCGTAAATGGGTTGAGTTAGATACATACTTCGCTAAAAAGTTTGCTGAAGAAAGATATCTACTACAAGTTCCCGAACAAATTTACATTGAGAAACTTTTGGTTGAAAAAGAAAAATCATATCATGTTTGGGGAAAGTTTTTTGATTCAGACAAATTAAGTGAGTTTTGGATACCAAAATCGGCACTCATCAAAACCCATAAAGTTGAGTCCGTTAATATTGATTATTCAAAGTATTCTCACCGACCACCGTTAGAACATCAAAAAATTGCAATTGAAAAATTGGCAGGGTCTAAAAGATTTATTCTTGCCGATGACATGGGTCTTGGTAAAACAACATCCACAATTATCGCGGCGTTAGAAACGGGTTCTAAAAAAGTTCTCATTGTGTGTCCCGCTTCTCTAAAGATAAACTGGCAAAGAGAGATTGAAAAT